CACCATTTCCGAGTGGCAGAAGCATTTCCGAAAAATTGGCGAGGCCGAAGGCTATAGTCCCGAGCAGATGGAGGAATACAAAGGGTATATAGACCTGATCGCTACCATGCACAAGACGTGGAAGGTCGGTGCCGCAGATTAAGAAGCCCGCGCCGTGGCCGGGAGTTCCGGGTGGAAGAGTTAATAGAGAACTAAACTTATAAACCAAAAATAAAATAGTATGGAAAATTTACTGCAATGCAAAGGTAAGAAATTCAAAGCCAATATCCACAACATCCCAGTTGAAGGGCGTATTCAGGTAGAGAAAGGGAGTATTTATCTATGCCAAGATGTGAGTAATGGATCCAGTTGCGAAGACAAATTAGGCTTCAAATACAGTTGGCACATCGGGGATGGTAGCGAGGTGGCACTCACCAAAAACGACGTTTCAAATCTTTGTATCAGGCCTTCGACGAAAGAAGAGGCCGAATCTTTCAAGGATTGGCAGGTAGGGGATAAGCTTGTGAGCGGATCAAACATTTGGGAGGTGATTTTCCGTGCTGGAGAATTGGTCGTGTGCAAGATAGAGAACGGCAATGCGACTTTCAATTACACTTGCGACGAGCTTTACAGATTAGGTTTTCGTCTTGTTTATGAACCTGATCCTGAATCTGAGATTGTCGAAGTGACGATGGATGAAATCGCCAAGATGAAAGGCATTCCGGTCGAGCGGCTTCACATCAAAAAGGAATAGCATCACGAGGTGTGTAGCTCAAAGGTAGAGCGGTGCAGGGATGCGAAATAGAAGCACAAAGGTTGAAATACCTCGCATTTCCGGGCGCAGGTTGCAGGTTCGAATCCTGCCGCACTTACAAGATAGCCACCGCATAGGTGAGGGGTTTGATTGCTGGCACTAACCCCGCTGCAAGGCAAAAGCGATCCGTTAGGCCGATAATAGCGTCATCGGCGGGCCGTGGGCAAGGCTCAAAGTGATAGCCCCGCAAAAGCAAATAGCCGAATGCGCGAAAGACTGGCATAGGCTTCGAGCTGCGATGATATGAGCGGCGAGAACCACCGGGATAAATCAAGCATTATTATGCCTGGTGTGGCTTGACCGCCTATCCAGGCTCTATGGCAGGCCTTGCGCACCGTTCTTTCAGCAGTGGGTTATTTCATTTTAGGCGCGAGGTCTGCATCTTGCCCGCGTGCGCTTTTCGGTGGCGCAGTTTTGAAATGGAGTTTAAAGTTACAGTGCGCGCGGCTTATTTGCAACACCTTAAAACAATTATACTATGGAGAAGAACACTTTGAGGAAGAGGAGATTTCTATGCTTCGACCTGACGCCCAGGTGGAAAATGTGGAAACGGATCGAAGACCTGGAGGCGCGGCTTGCTACATGCCTTTGCGAGCGCAATGAAGCGGATGGACGCCTTATCGAGCGGGAACACGAGGTATTGGCGCTCACTCAAGCACGTGATACCCTGTACAAGCGCATCGACGAACTGGAAGGCAGGCTCAGGAAATTCGACCGTATCCGAGGAAAAAGCGGCAAATACATCAAAGGCCATGAAACACGATCCTCAAAATAAAATTCTGGCCTATCTCAAGGCCGGCGGCAGGCTGACTGTTCGCAAGGCTGAGAGGCTGTATCACACAACGGAGCTGCGCCGGATCATCAGTCGGCTCCGGAAAATGGGATATTCCATTTGCTCGAACAAACAGAAGGCCGTTACGGAAGACGGACGGCCGACACAGTTTAACGAGTACTATATGCCACAGGTAGCGGATTCCTGCCAATAATCCGCAAATCGCATTTTAAGTTTGGTATTTGCCATTGGCCTGCTGTGAAGCACGCGGATGGTGTGCCGTCGGCATTAAAGCCCTACGCGGTGGCGTGGGTGAGTGGAGATGTCGGCGGTTTTTTATGGAGGGTTGGCCGAGTGGTTTAAGGCTCCGGCTTACTAATCCGGCAAGCGGCGACGCTTCGGGAGTTCGAATCTCTCACCCTCCGCACGCCTGCAACAGAATGTTGTAGCCGTATCAGCCATGAAAGTGATAGGGAGCTGATAAATATTGAATTGCTTGCCTTTGTGATTAAAGTATGAGGCATGAAGCGATGGATGGAGCCTAAGAACCTATCTATTGGGCGTTGATATTCGTATATCGGGGTGTGGTCGGCCTCGGAGTAGCAGTTTGAGACTATATGCAAGTACCTTGGTGACGGGAATAACAGACAAATGGTTCGTCCTTGATATTTACGACCGTCTTTGTCGGATTGTTTTACATCCAGTTATCTGTGTTTAGGATATGTCCGAACAAGGGAACGCATATTATTGAGCTATGGTGTAATGGTTAACACACCGCCCTTTGGAGGCGGTACTCCCGGTTCGAATCCGGGTAGCTCAACGGGGTTCTAACCCTAATGTTGTGAGTTTGATCGGGCGCTTGGGCGTCTGTCACAACGGAAGCTGACAGAGGGTATATCCCTCGACAATCCGAGGCCGCGTGAATAAGAGTAGCAAGGCCGAGGCGGAAGCTCACGAAACGGGCAAAGAACGCAAACCGGCGGCGCGGAAGCTGTGTCGCCACCGCGGGGGATCGTCGTAAGCCCCCCCGCATTTTTTGGAATCAACAATCATCTATATATGCAGAGTTATATCAATGAGCTCAAAGAAAAGGGTCTCGTGCCTTTACGGCTCGATAGAAACACGGTAATCTTGGTTCCTCCGGAGAAAGCCAATGAGAAATACAAGGCGCGCTACCTCAAAAATGCCGAGAGGGCGCGGAGGATGGCAACGCATTTAGATTAGTTATGAGTTACGGATTACCTTATAAGGGTTCTAAGAATAGTATTGCGAAATGGGTTATTTCGAATCTTCCCGCGTCGCATACGTTCGTGGATTTGTTCGCCGGAGGATGTGCGGTAACTCACGCTGCCATATTGTCTGGTAAATTCGGGCGTTTCATTGCAAACGATATTACGGAATATCCCCAAGTCTTCCGTGATGCCATCGATGGGAAATACCGGAATGAATGTCGATGGATCAGTCGGGAGGATTTCTTCCGTCTCAAAGACATCGACCCCTACGTGCGGCTTTGCTGGAGCTTTGGGAATGGTATGCGGTCATATATGTATGATCCGGAGGTTGAGCGGTTTAAGAAGCACCTGCACGCGGTATTTTTCGCGGGGACGCCCACGAGCGCGCGGTTGGCATGGAAAGGATTTGTCCGGGAATTTGCAAAAGTCCGTGATGAAATAGGAGAGCTGACGCAAAAGGTGCTGAAGTTGTGCGCAGCGTGCGACGTGGCACCTCAATACAATGCGGACGGCACATTGAATACAAAGGCGATACATACAGATGTTTTTCGGGTTAAACCAGCGTATTTGCGAAAATATTTACAGGACGCCCTGAAATTATCCGGTCTTACGCAAAAAGATGTCGACCGACACCTTGGGAATTATATGGGTAGGCATTATTTTAGCGAATCTCAATGGATGTTGCCATCCTCTGAACAATACGAGAAGTTGCAAGAAATTTTACCGGCGTTAACTATTCCGTGGGCGTCCTTAAACGAAAGTCTGCAAAGACTGCAAAGACTGCAAAGTCTGGAAAGACTGCAAAGTCTGCAAAGTCTGCAAAGTCTGCAAAGTCTGCAAAGACTGCAAAGTCTGCAAAGTCTGCAAAGTCTGGAAAGACTGAAACTGTCCCGAAAGGATTACAGCGATGTTGCTATACCGCCGGGCGCGACGGTATACTGCGACCCGCCGTATGCTAACACGACGGGGTATATCGACGATTTCGACCATGAACGATTTTATAGATGGCTGCGGAGCATGGAATTCCCGGTGTTCGTTTCGGAATATTCCATGCCGGACGACTTTATATGCTTTGCGAGTATTGACAAAGCATGCACCTTTTCACCATCAAAAACGATAAAACGCGTAGAAAAGATGTTCGTACACGAGCGGTGGGCGGATGCTGTGAGGCGTCCGGATGATAATGTTCAGGGGCGGCTGTTCTAATCCTCCCTGCGTCGCAATAGTATTACCGCCATAGTAGTATTGTCGGCTGGCGTCCTATCTACGAATAACCCCTAAAAGTAAGAAATTATGGATGACATTACCCGCGTCTGCCGCAAATGCGGGCAGGAAAAGCCGTTGAGCGAGTTTGTAAAGGATAAGACATGCGCATTAGGTCATAGGCATACTTGCAAACAATGCGAGCAGGAAAGATACCGCAAATGGCGTGCCGCCAATTCCGAAAAGAGGTGGGAATATAACCGCAAGTGGCATGCCGCCAATCCCGAAAAGATACGGGAATATAACCGAAAGTGGCGTGCCGCCAATCCCGAAAAGATGCGGGGAAGGTGCCGCAAGTGGTACGCTGCCAATACCGAAAAGTTCCTGGAAATGAAACGCAAGTATCGCGAAGAACTGACTGACAGTTATTTAATAGGTAAATTAAAACGCTTAAACCTCCCAGTAACCCCAGAAACAATCGACTACAAACGTATTCAACTAAAGCTATACCGAGAAATCAAAAAACAACAAAACGATGAAAGAGATTAAGAACATCCGGGAATTGACGGCCGATTTGGGCCGCGTGTATGCAGAGCTTCGAGCACGAGAGATCGAGACCAAAGAGGCATCGGAGATTGCTAACATTGCGGGTAAGATCATCAACGGCGCAAAGGCTGAAATGATGTACCGAATCGCCCGTAAGGAGAAGCCGTCGATACCTTTTTTCGATGCCGATGGCAAATAATTTTGCAGATTCGAAATGAAGTTGTATATTTGCAATTGCAGACCGATGCTATTAGCATCAACAAAGTACATAGTTAACGCTATATAAAGCGTTGTCCCTTGTCCACTTTCAGCTTGCTGATAGTGTCGGTCTGCAAACCTGACTGGGGCAACGCCTTTTTTATTGCCCTTTACATATTAACTAAACTTTTAACAGACAATGCAGACCGATGTTAAAAGTGGTACCCGGGTAAATAACACCCAGACCACACCGCGCGCAAAGAAAAGCCGCACCGTATTCTATCGTTGCCACCTCAAGGCAACACGACCGATGTTCTCTTCGGACAAAGTCGATTACACCAACGTTATCCGCGCCACGTGCGAGGAGCATGCTTTAGGCTGTTTCCTTGCTCAGTTCCGCGTGCTCTATCCCGCGTATGCTGTCGTTGTCGGCACCATACTCGTAAGCCGGGTATTCCCCTCCAAGTCCAACCGTTAAAATAGGCCGCTATGGCACATCTTATCACCTTGTTGGCGTTCATTGCGCCGATTGCCGTGGTATTCGGCTGGGTGCTATCCAATCAGCACCGCGCAAAGGAGATTGGAAAATTGCTAACCTCAATATTCGAAAGCCATGAATGAGTTTACGGTAATCACGGTTAAATGCGTGTGGACGATGATAAAAGGCGCACTTTGGCAAGCCCAATACCGCCTGCGGAGAAAGGTTGTCCGGATACAGTCCAAGGCCATCTACCGAGCATTGAAGAACGAGAACAAGCCCCGTATTTACCGGGTTGAAATACGATAGTCCATGGACACACAATATTACACGACGGCAACGTCAACCCCTGTGCTTGCACTGGAAGAGTACCAGGACATTCCCAGCAAGCACATCAACGGTGATCGGGATAAATTCTCGGAGGTTGCCTCAAGGCTGGTCGACATAGACCTGAAGCTGATATACCATGCTTTCCGGGAGGCTATCAGGAAAGATCGTCGTGGTGATGAAGACGGCCGGGTCTATACGGTTGCATACAAAATCTACGACATTCAGGCGAGGCATCACTATATGCCTGTTTATGAACGCTGATACGACGTCTTCGCCGGATGTTTCGAGGAGGTGCAAACCGGGTGCGAAGACAGCATCGAGGTTATTAATGTCACCGATATTGACGGCCGGATATGGCCAGGGCATATGGCCCGGTTGAAAAATTACGCAAAACGAAACAATTTATAACAATGAGGACAATCATTGAAGTTGCCATTGGCAACATTACCATCTTTAGCGCGAAGTACTCACGACGTCTTGCGGATAAAGAAATCCATAAGGTTGTGCGTGAAGGGTGCATCGGCATCGACCGGAGCAAAGCCGTGATAACTATTAAATACGAGTAGGCTTATGAAAGAGTTAATCGCTATCCAGTCGGAACTGAAAGCCCCTAAGGGGCAGTATAACAGTTTCGGGAAATACAAGTATCGGAGCTGCGAGGATATTCTCGAAGCAGTCAAACCGCTACTCAAAGCGCATGAATGCGCGTTGAACCTTTGCGATGACATTGTCAATGTCGGCGATCGCTACTACGTGAAAGCCACGGCGCGCATCACCAACGCCTCCGGAGAATCGGCGACGGCCACCGCTTTTGCCCGTGAAGATTTCGACAAGAAAGGGATGGATGGGGCACAAATCACCGGTACAGCGTCGAGCTACGCTCGCAAATATGCCCTTAACGGGTTGTTTTGCATCGACGATACAAAAGATGCAGACACGGACGAGCGGCGAATCGAGAATACCAACCGGGCAGCTGCGCAAAGTGCAAAAACTGCACAATCCACTGAGACCCCGGCCAACGCTCCGGCACCTGCCCGCAAACGAATTACTATGGAACACCTGGATGACCCTATCACCTGCGATCAGCTGCTGAAATGGATGTACGGGTTCCTCACGACTGACAACTATGCCGCAGATTTTGACGCAGGGGCACGCCTGCTGAAAT